GCACTGCCAAGCCACCAGGCGACGGGAGCCACCCACCCCCCATGGAATGGGGAAATGGATAGCTAACGTTGTAGTTAGTGGGAAGAATCGCTGTAAAGCGCCATTCCACACTAACTCCTGGAGAATTGAGTCTCCGCTCGGACTATTGAAGTCCGTGCCCAGCATTATGAAGCTGGGATCCAACGGCGTTTTATTGCAACTGCGCCGTACAGTGCAGATTGATCTAAACTCGTTGATTTACTAATGAGTGAGCGTGAGTTCGAGAAATCTAACCTCTCGGGTTTACGCTCAAGCAAAAGCAAAGACTTGTTTAGAGCTGCGTATCCATCCAGTTTATCAGTACGATTCACTGGTCTTGCACACCAAGCCTTTATTTCAAGGCGTTGGAGCACAGCGCTCCATCTCTTTGGGATAGAGTCGTGCAAGGAAAGGATACGTCCAATGCCTGGACTATCATCTGGGAGACTAGGTAAAGGACCTAGTATCCGCTCTACCTGTGAATATAGGTAGCCGGCTGTCCTACTGTAGCCTTTCTTTTCAAAAAGGCGTGCAGTGGCAGACCAAGATAAAAGTTCAGAGCATTGTTGCCTGTTCTCAGGTCGGACGGTCTTAAGGTAAACAGGAGTAACAAGTTTACCAAGATAGGCGTCGACTCCGCATGACTCTCTAAACCTTCCGGTATAGAAAGACTTGCTGGTATTCACCTTACAATTGTACTTATGTAGGTGATCGAGAACAGTACTCGCTGCGTGAGTGGGAATGACGATGTCATCACCATACACGTATACGTCACGAGAAACATTAAAAATATTCTCGTGCGTAACAGGGAGATTGTGCAATCTCAGTAGAGCCGCTACACAGATAGTGTAGAAGTACATAGACTCTACGGGAAAGCACAGAGCAGACCCCATAGAAGCAAATTTGCGCAATGGGACAATAGTCCCATCAGGCATTTGAGCTTTAGTCGATCGACAAGCATCGATAAAATCCCGAAGATCAGGATTAGTATCGAACATCCTGAGAGCTAGATCGTGTGGAACACGATCACTAGCGTCAGAAAGATCTATCGTTGCTAATAGACCGTCGATAGACGACTGCATAGCCAGAGACTGATTGATAGTTTGGTCAGTGAAATTCACATGGCCTCTTGTCAACCAGAACGTCTCGAGCCTCTTAACGAGGTAACTCAAGACAGCCTGTTGAGCATATTGCATGCAAACAGGCTCTATAGCTATGATACGGGGGCCTTTGAGTGTTTTCGGAACGGGAGTAACCCGAACGGGTTGCTCCTCTTCCTGGCATATGAACGATACTTTCTCGAACTCCTCCGAATCAGTGGCGCCTATTGGATAGGCATTACCGAAGAAGGGGAAATAAATTTCGAGGCGTTCATGCCAACGCTGCCAGACGTACTTCCGATTTCCGGAAATGCGCTCGGCAGTGGCTCCGGGGCCGTGCTTAGGAGTAAGGTCGTCAGGCAATAAAATGCCCAACAAATTACCCCAAAGAACAGAGGAAACCAGACCAAAATAGTCTGAGTCCTCTCTCGGCAGCGAGAACATCTCAAAGGACTGCTCAATTGTGACAAAGTTCGAAAACGCGGAGGACGTCCTCTCGGGCGTACACTCCAGTTCCATCTTTTTGAAAGCGAGACAGATTTGTCTAACGCAATCAACAATAGAGGGGACAACGTTTGTAGTATCTGAATCTTTGTCATAAATTCTCCCTGTCTCAAGATCGAAGATTTGACTGAGCATACCTCTTAGAAATGAGGGGATTGCTCGGAACTTTCGAAAATTTCGGAAGCTCTTTGAGTCAATAAACCCAATGTCAAGACTTCTCTCGAAGTCGCGACAAAATTGGGGGAGGGTTATCGTAAGAAAGGATATCCCTTCATCTTCGACTCGTGATCTCAAAGTATCGAGGTCACGTAAATCAGAGACATCAGCGAGGCAGCTCTCAGTAGCATCTAGATAGATGCAAACTGAGATCTCCAAGAGATCACTTCTAGTTCTTTTAGAACTATCGTTGCTTTTCAAGACACCTCCCGAATGGAAGGAAATCTTCAAACCAACGACTAGTGCCTCCCCCCTGAAATTACGGGGGCAACCCGTAACTGATAACACTCAATGCTCATTGAGGCCCCGGATTAAAATCCAAGTCGGATTCGTCCGGTTTCTCTAAAGTTTTCTTAGAATCGCGCACTTGTTGCACGGTACCAAGAACAAGAGCCGCTAATTGTTGAGTAAAAGCAGCCCAGAAGAGAAAGGTTTCGACCTTACTTGATCGGGTTGTAGTTTTTGAGGGCATTAAGATTCCCTCCCAAACAACTTACCGATAGCAGTGTTATCCAGCCAGGTCTTAAGCCCGGCTGCAATCTGTTCGCACTGAGTCTGTGTGAAACCAGCCATAGGCCGGTCAAACACAAGCCAAAAACTGAGAGTCTCAAAATCGTTGACAGCTGTCAACGGATCTGCGACAATCGAGATTTGGTCAATTCTCACCATAGAGTTAACCCGCTGACCCGTTTTTGGGGAGCCGGCAACTTTGTGAGAGATTGTTAACTTCCAAGTTCCATCTGCCTTTTGGTAGATGGTTTTGGAGCCGTTGTCAAGGGTTTGAATCCTTGGCATCGACTGTGCAATAGAGTTAATTGTTACGGATTGGGGATCGGCAAAAGCCATTGGAAGACCTCCAGAAGTATGGACGGTTAACCACCTCATGGCCAGAGTTGTCCGGTCTCAGACCATTACTAGGAAGTGGACGTT